TTCCACCAAGAAACTTTGGCTTTCCACCTTTTGTAAAAAGTCCACCAGATGGGAATGTAACTTTAGAGTTCTTGGGGCGGTTCACCCGGTTGTTCGTGTTCACCCGGTTGGTGTTCACCCGGTTGTTCGTGTTCACCCGGTTGGTGTTCACCCGGTTGTTCGTGTTCACCTGGTTGGTGTTCACTTGGTTGGTGTTCACCCGGTTGTTCGTGTTCACCTGGTTGGTGTTCATCTGATTGGTGTTCACGTTCACTGCTGTGTTATTCATATTGAAATTGTTCACTGCTGTGTTGACGTTCACACTGACCCGTTTCCGTTTAGCTATTTTGACAGGTTCGTGTACTTTCATATATCTAAGTCGCTTGCCTATCGCTGTAACAATCTGAGTCTTAGTCAGGTTATCCACATTTTTCAACTCAACTTTACGAGCAATTCGCTTGAGATCTGCACGTTTTGTAGTTGAATCAAATAAACGGTCATAGTCAATCGGTCTAAGTGGTGATCTTTTGTCAACCAAATATGTCCGGTCCGAACTCATGACCAAAGGTGGAAGAGGTAATTTGCCTTCCTGTATTTCATTATATGCTTGACAAATTTCATCTTTTGTGAGTTTAATATTGACCCCAGTATTAAGCCTTATAAGCTTTCTGAGGTTTTCTATATCCGCGTCCGGGTCGCACGCGTTCATGGTATATACTAAACTGACAAAAAAGTATTATATTGTTGGTATGAATTCCCATTTAAGGTCATTGCATATATTCTTCCATATGACATCTTGCTGGTAAAGCTTTTCCTTTGATTTAAGTAACGGGAAATACTGGAGATATTCATCTTCACCCAGAAGTTCACAAAACTTATAGAGTACATAAGAATAACTTAAAAAGTTTTTTCTTTCTGAGGGGCAGTTATCATCAAAAGGTTTTTGGATATCCTTAAACATGATACGTAGTTTCTCTTCTAACATTTGTGGCATATTTGGGGCTTTTATACCGTTAAGTATGTTTGTTATATAAGGTACGTGTTCGTAATATTTATTCAACCTCAATTTCTTGAGAAGTCCTCGAATCTTCGCGTGTGTGATCTCATCTAACTTTCTAATTTTCATCTTTTTCAATTCGGATCTCAACTGTTCCATGACTTCGTCTGGTATAGTTGTCATCTCCTGTGCTTGAAATTGAGACAACCACTCATTGAAGTGATTCTCTCGTTTGTATGAATAGTTCACAATCTTCTCGGATGTCTCCTGTTCCTCTCTGTATGTTAACTCTTCACTAATGATCGAAGCTATGACTAAACCACATGAGTCACATACCAAATCACTTGTATCGTGAAAATGAAGTATGTTACTCGACGAACAATTGGTACATTGTTCCACGGTACGTTGCTTTGCTCGTGATATATTCCGATTTTCTACATCTATGAGATAATCTACAAATATATCCTTACGTTTGAGACCAACTGTCTCTTTGACTTGAAATACATTATTCCGATTTGTCTCTTCTTCAGTGTCATCCGTATATTGATTCATATAAGGCATACATTGAATCATGTAGTCTGACATTTCAGATTCGTACCTCTTTTTATTAGATGGATCAGTCTCAATAAGAGTATTCCAATAATCAATTTTATTGTTATATCTACTTAAAAAGTTTCCTTCCATTATAGTTAAGAATGTTGTTCAAACTTTTAAGTAGCGTTCTGTATTATTACAAAAAACTTGTAACACCTCGGGACTATCAAATAATTTCAGAAGAACTTGAGTACACGATTGACTATCGTAAAAAGTACGACATCGAGGATGACTTCTGGAGAGAAGAAAGTGTGGATTGGGATGGTGTGATGCACGAGTTTTACGTATTAGCAACAGGTAAGAACTTCAGGCACACAATCATTCCTCAAAATGTAGACAATATCATACTCCGAATCAAATACTGGTGTAATGGTAAAATATATAAAGTGATTACGAGTGACATCAATTTTGTACCATCAGAGCCCAAGTCTAATGATATACGGTTTAGTATCCCTTTGAGTCGTGCGTGGCTACTTGATCAAGATGATAAACCAGTGCGAGACATAACTGAAAAGGTACGAAGATACGCGGGACCGAGGAATGATTTCCATGGACAAGACGTAAAGTTGGTCGATTTTTTGTATTACACACGAAAGACACTCAAAGATGAGTATCCCAAATTATTACTTTTAAATACACTGGGTATGAAGAAACTTGTATTAACTCTCGAAGATTCTACAGCTGATCTTCGGATACCTTAGTTGCGAGATAGAACTTCAGTTCACCTAGGTTCGCAACATTGTACTGCAGAATCAAAAAACGATTACCCTCCTCCTGCATTATTTGCACAGACGCACACATACTCGTGGCCTTTGTAAATATATTGAGGTACCGTAACGAATAAATACCACCAATATCAGGTGCTTCGTCTGGGCATTCGATTTCAGTTTCTTGATTGGCAAAATCACCTTCACATTTCAGATTGAGTCTATACCCAGATCTCCTGATCTCTATATCTGTACCGATATTTGACATATCTCGACAGAGGCGTTGGAAGTCTGCGGATGGCAGTGTCGTAACACTCGTCATCACAACATTTGGTACTTCGATGCGACTTTCATTAATATCAAGAAGTTTAAGTTGAAACTTTGTACTTGACTTTTTGAGTTCACTTACAATTTCAATATCCATACACTCTTTTGAATTAATTTCAAACTTGAGTATATCATTATTTGTAATTGTTTTCAAAAGTTTGAATGTATTTGAAATATTTATACCTGCAATGATTTCTTCATCACAGTGATATTCCTCGAAGTTATCAGCCGACAGAAACATGTCAACTAGAGATGTTCGCGCGGTATCAAGTGTCACAATATACACTCCATCGGGTTGAAAGTATATGTTTACATCATTTAGAATATCCTTGAGAACTTCAAAAATAGACTTCACGGCCGAAGCCTGGATTGTAACCAATTTCATATCTATTAAATTATACACATTAGATCTTTATATCTGTTCCGTATACACAGTACCCTTTGCGACATCTCTATTTATCTTCGCTTCTAATTCTTTGGTCATCGCTGGCTGTAATGATTGACCATAGTTATCTAACGTGAACATATCACCACAATTGTCACCACCATCTAAGTTTGTCATAGAGGACATATCACCCACACCCCAGTGTTGAATCTCATCATTTGGTAATAGAGATTCTAACCAGTTTTTGATTTCGTTTCCAACGAGAATCTTGCCATTTTTTGTAAGTAGAGTGGGTACGCGTGTAATCTTGTTGCGGTACGCCGGTGGAATACCCTGGGTATTTACATTATGGTAGTGTACAAGTTGTTGAAGTTGCGCGTGATTATTAATATATTCAATAATTTCCATTGAATGCTTACACCTTGGACTGTAAACCAAAAGTGACATCTATTATCTACATGGTATTTTATAAAAAAAAATTAACGCATAATAATAAAGATGAAGTTGTATTTGATCCTCATCCTTCTTGTCATTGTTATCATGTTAACCAGACGTGAACCATTCACGGAGTCATTTGGACTTTCAGGCTACAACAAACCAACTGGTTTTATTCAGTTGGATGATCCCAGACCAGACCTCACGGGTTACTCTCAGGCTGAAGCAAAAGTGAACAACGACTTGATGCAAGAATTTGTTCTTTTGGCGAACAAGGAAATTGAAAAGCGTACAGGACTCTGTACCTACATCATTGAAACGACCAAGGTTACGATGTATAGTGGTGTTGGTAAAAACATATACGAGTGCATGTTTATGGCGGTGAAGAATAGTGGGTTTGCATATGGTGTCTCCGTCGTTGCGTCGTTTGAGGTGAAGGACTCAAATGTGCGATTGATTTCATTGCGAACTCAACCACTTGGTGTGCAAACGCCTGTTGACGTCTCACCATACACAGAGGGTGCATCCGGGAAGGAGTTTATAGACTATACACTTGTCAAGGAGGCCGCGGTTCCAAAATTGAGTGAGTTAGAAAACGCAAAAATTAAACTACAGTAAATATAATGCTCAGCATCAATGATATTACCAAAATTGATGACAAGAGAAAACAGATTCGTAAAGATATTTACACCAAAATTTACGAACAGTTTTCTCGTAAGATCAAACAATCGGTTGAACTGGGAAACAAACAGATATTTCTAATTGTGCCAACATTTCTCATGGGGTATCCTACATTTGACCGTGCTGCGGCGGCACGATACGTCGCTCGACAATTTCAACTGGGTGGGTTTAAGGTTCAACTCGTGAGTGACTACGAGATTTATATAAACTGGGCCACACCCAAAACCAAAAAGGAAAAGACGACCAAAGAAGACGACACATCCGATTTTCCAAATCTCATGAACCTGAAGAAGATTGCTAACAAATACAGGAGAACTGCGTAGTAAAACTATTATTAAAAAACCCCTTAATCATAAATGGATAACCTCAACGTTTTAGTAGAAGCGAAACGTGAATATTTAGGACAATTGTGTATGATCATGTGTCCAGCTATGATTGAAGTTTTTCATAATATGTACGACGAAGCGTCGAAACTTTCCAAGGGACGCAAGGTTTTGGTGATGTACCAAAAGTTACTCAAGGAAGTTCCAAATTGGTCGAATCAAATGTCGAAGCAACATACCGATAACATTGCAGACCGTTGTGCGTGGTTCAACGACTTGCTCGCAGCTGTATTTGTGGCGTGTACAAAGATCCTGTCTGCGGTACGCCTCAAATCTGACAACAAGAAGATCTCTCTCAAGCTCCCCACGAACGAGGTATTCGTTCAGACGTGTTACAACAATATGGCGAGAGACTTGTACAAAGATCCTTACATTTTCCACGAGGAACAAAGTGAATACGCGCGTGACGAGAAGTTGACCGTGCGTATATGCGCGTGCATCGAAAACAGTGTAAAAGAGTTGATTCCAGTGCAACAAATTCTTCAAACCTACATGTCCCAAGACAGTCGTGATATTGATCTCGACTCGGAGGTTCATGACGCCGAAGACCCCGATGTATTTGAGGGTTCGGATGAAATGCCCGGTATGGAGGATTCATTCCCAGAAGAACCAGAAATGAATAACGACGTCCCACCACCTATGGATAGTATGGAGGATTTACAACCCACGGGTCTTGAAAACGAATTCAAGACTGTACCAGGTGTGCAAGCACCTGAACCCGAAGACATGTATCCACCCCCACCCAGCCAAGCGCCACCCCCACAACCTCAGGATGATGGTGTACTTTTTGGTGATGCACCAGAATACCGAGCAAAAAAAACTGCGTATAATTAAATGGAATTGTCCGACTATCTTCGCGATCCAATGAGCGCGGCTCTCATTGGTGGAGCCATCACCGCTGTATACATTCACGCAAAAGCTCAACTTAACAATGAAGGAAAATTAGAGTTAAATAAATATACCAAACCAGCCGTTCTTAATGCAATTCTCGTGTTTTTTATAGTGTCTAACGGCCTCGGGCAAAAGGAGGCCATATCAATGGAACCCTTTTAAACTTAAAGATTACACCCCCAGTATATCAAATGACCTCTGTCACGGCATTCAATGATATGCTCTCACAATTTCTTGTGGAATTGCATAAGACTTTTCCAGATGAAAAAAACATTAAGAAGTTTACAACTTCTTTCGAAGTCTTGAAGACTGCCAACCCCAGAATGGCTGTAGACACATTTATGAAAGGTGTCTCACCCTACGCCGATAAGATTTCGTCAAAGGATGATACCTTCCTCCTCGAAGAGATTGAAAAGGTTGAAATTCTCCGAGAACTCAATATCAAGAACCTTTGGTCTCAAATGAATGCAAACACAAAGGACGCCACGTGGCAGTACCTTCAAACGCTGTACATGCTTGGTACCACCATCACATCAGTCCCGGCAGAAACCCTCTCTCTGATTGAATCTATCGCAAAAGATTGCGCCGACAAAATGCAAACCGATGGTGGTGAGATTGATCAGGACGCTATGATGAAGATGATGAGTAGCATGTTTGGTGGTATGATGAAAAAATAAACCTCATCGTATATTAAATGAAGGCCTGGTTCGAAGACCCACGTGAGCTCATCAGAGCGGACAGAGTGTCTCAATTCTGGCCAAACAAAAATCAAACTCCAGAAGATAGAATAAACGCAGCCTCGCGTTTTATCATATATGCGTGTTCCATTATCTATTTGGTTAGACGTGACCCACGTATCTTTATATTGGGTGCAACTGTTTTGGGTGTTCTTTATGTTATGTACCGATCGAAGATGGTGAGAGAGATGTATGGGGGGCGCGCGATGGAGCCAACGTGTCAAATGCCGTCTTCTGATAACCCAATGGGTAATGTGTTGATCACAGATTACACGGATGCACCAAATCGTTTGGAAGCGTGTTATTACCCAACTGTGAAGCCATTTGTTCAACACCACCTCGATAATCGCGTTCCATATGATGCGGGTCGTTCTCGATCAGCTCTCCCAGCATTTCAGCGAAACGCATATGCTCGCCAATTTGTGAGTACCCCAGTCTCTAATATTCCAGGCGATCAAACAAAGTTTGCGGAATGGCTTTATGGCTCCAAGGGTGGTGCGATGTGCAAAACACACCCAGGCGCATGCAATCCAAATGCTCGTGGTGTTCAACTTGAAGCGTTTGGTGGTCTTGATTCTGCGGGTGACATCCGTGGTGGAATGTTTGGCGGTGGTAATGGCCCAGCTTAGATAATAAATATTCTCGTGTAATAATAAATGGCGTACCAACTTCAGCCTGGTTTATCGATTGTCCAAAATACTGGCGCGCTCCCATCTGTCAGAGCTACAGATGAAGTTTTTGTGTACCCTCAGCCCAGCTCACTTAACTGTGGCAGTTGCCGTCCAAACACGATGTTGTACGGTACCGCCCCATACATGGCTGGTAAGGGTTCACCAGCGAACTTTATTGATATAAGCGATCAACTCAGACCTCAAAGTACCACCAAGTTTGGCAAGAACATTGTTCAAACACACGAACGTAATTTGTTCCCACTCATGAATACGGAATGTAAGGTTCCACTACGAACCATGACGTACGAACCAACGAGTACCCGAGCTGAACTCCAGAACGGACTCTTCCAACAAAGATACGGTAATAAAAATGTTAATAAGAAATAAGAATGGCTGATCCTATTTCAGTTATCGCGGTTGCCGGATTAATTTATGCTGGTCGTACCCTAAGTGATAAATCTAAACCACCCCAAGTTGCACCCCGAGTTGTTGAACCCGGTCAGGACATTGGGTTGTCTCAAGAGCCTATGATTTACACAGAATCCATGTTTGAATCCCGTGTCCAAGTTCCAGCGAAGAGAGAAGTCGAGAGTTTCGCTGATATCGGTGTGCAACATAGAACGGGTGGTCAGGAGGTGTTATCTATGCGAGACCGTATGTACGATCAGGGTCGCATGAACAACTTGTCCCCAATTGAAAAACAGATGGTTGGTCCAGGTTTGGGTGTTGGTCCAAATGTACCAGCTGTCGGTGGTTACCAGCAAATGTTACGAATAAATCCAATTAATGTCGGTGAACACAGGCTAACGACACTCCCAGGGCGAGCCGGTCCAGCGATGGATATCACTGGTGGTCGTTCAGCGGTTGTTGGTCAATTGACCCATAATATGCCCGAAAAGACTGCATTCTTACCATCTCGCCTTCCAATGATGGCGGGTCGCGCACAGGGTATGTCAGGTGCCGTTCCCAGACAAAGTCACCAGAAGACGATGCGAACAACGAATCGTTCGGAAACTGGACACCGCGCGGATGGTTTGGGTTTCAGTGGTGCAAAGCGTTTCATTTCAGCACAATCGGTTTCCCAAGACCCAACTCGTTTCAAGGGTGATCGCAACGATGAACAATACATGTACAATAACCAGCCAGCCCCAGGTATTCACAGTTTCCATGGTGCGTATGTGAACAGCGCGGCAGCTCAAGTGACAACCAAGAATAACGAGGAGTTGATGAAGTATGGTTTCCGCCCAGAAGATCGTAGAGGTAAGGCGAACCGTATGGGTAACCCAGGTCGTATGAATGTCGCTCAAACGCGTGGTCATCTCACAACTGTGCGATCGGATACGACACGCATCGATGGTCGTGTGAACGCCGCAAATGGTGCTTGGTCTCAACAGTATCAACAAAAGCCATTCCACCAGTTCAACGCGTACAAGGGTATTGAAAATCCAAACTCCAGATCATTGGATATCGCAAAGAGACAACTCCAGAGCAACCCATTGGCACACAGCCTTTCGTAAATATACCATTTCGACTATAGACAAAAACAATCATTAAAATTATATACCCTAATTTTAATGAAGGTTCATACCCTTGATATTGATAGTAGTGAGCGTGATCCAATCATACACCCATACGCGAACAACTATGTTGTTACTTTAAGTAATCCAATTTATGACGTAACGACAATTAAGTTGATTTCTGCGCACATCCCAACACCCCAACTTCTTGTAAATACAACGAATAAAGTGTTTAGTGTCGATGGTGTGGATGTGACGCTTGATGAGACGAATTATTCATCTGGAACCGATTTGGCGACGGACCTTGATATTAAGTTGTCACCCCCAACATCAAATGTTGATTTAGTGACATTTGATGGTGATCGAAACGTTCTTATATTTTCGAATACTTCAGCTGGTACACACGACTTTACATTTGAATTCTATTCGGGAACACATGGGTACTTGAGTAATACATTACCGGTAACAACACCACATCAAATTATCGGGTTTGATTCAAATAACCAAACGTCAACGAGTAATGTTCTCACATCAGGAGCTATCAACTTGAATGGACCAAACTCCCTCGTTCTCAAACTTACGGCGGGGTCTGACAATTTTACGAAATCTGTGTATACCGTGTCGCCATTCTACACGGGTCATATTCTTCTCAACGGGTCACAATTCATAAATTACAGTGGGTCCGATGACCCAATTGTACACGAATTTCACACCGGGCCACAAAAACACATTCGAGATATTAGGGTCGAGTTTTTCTATACGAGTCATGGGCGTTTGATACCATACGATTTCAGAAATCAAGATCACATATTGAAGTTTGAAATCACATGTTCTACGGATAAATTGAAGGGATTGCCTAAAGTACCCCTCGAGGTGGTACACAAGGAACTACCACCGCCTGTAAGCATTCCTGAGTTTGAGAATCCTTATAGATGGAATGAGTATATAACTATATTTATTATAGTTCTGGTTGGTTTACTATTGTTGTATATACGACGACCAAATTATCGGGTAATCGCGAACACTGGTTGAGCTGGCTTGGACACACGGGTAGAGATACGCGCGATGGTCAAGTAGACAACGATAGACAACAACGTCGTCAAGATCGCGGTGAGCAAGTATTGGCTGCCACCGTTCTTTGGCACCTTAATGAGCTGACCAATGATCCAGCGGACAAGGTCCATCCAGGAAAGGGCCGCGGCGAAGGAGAAGCCAGCGACAATCGCGTTGAGAGATTGGGTTTCCAATTCTTGGGTGACAAGGTTCACAGTTTTGACCGCGGTGTCCATTGTAAGTTTTATATAGTATGTAAAGAAAAATTATTCGGGTAATAACTCTTCTTCATGGATCCTTTTGTATTGTTTTCGTCTGATGATTTTTGATTTTGTAAATATTTGTTCATTCTCATCTTCACTGGATGAACCGTCCTCAGAGCTACTCTCGGTATCATCCCCTGATACTTTGAATGTCTTATATTCCGAAATTGTCCATCCCTCTAGATCAGATGTGCCCATTACTATTAATAGCATTTTTTAACATCTCTTCTACCGGACTTTGTGGGACCCAACTGTCCCAATTTTCATACGATTCATTCATCTTCTGAAAGATAGGATCTTCACCTGTGTAGGGTTCAAATGGTGGACACTCGGATTCATCCACATCTTCCAGAATATCATCTTCGTCTGAGGAATCTTCGTCATATATCTCTGGAAAGAGTGATCCTGTGTTTCTACCAACGGTGTGCATGGCACAGTACTTGATCGCGTATTCCATATCTTTTCCAAGGACTGTATCTCGGCCACATGCTTTTGCATACTGTGATGCGAGTACCATACTCTGTTCGAGAACTGGCGTTAAAATACCAATAAGTGCATTTGCTTGGGCTTCTTCGTAAAGCCCAGATGATTCTCCGAATCCCGTTTTCATCATTGTACTATTAATGATTAAAAATTGTCTTGGCAATTCCCTCACGTACACGAAGGATGTTATAACTGAGCGCGTATATACGAGCTTGTCTTGAGGACGTTGCACATGGGGTCAGACTTAGGTTAAGAATTTGCTCTTTTATGATACTAAAGTTCAGTTGTCCGGTTGGATACCACTTCTCTGGTTCACATGCGAAACTATACGAATAGAATCGACGGATAAGTTGAGTCTTTGAATGATGAATAGCACCTTGTGCGGCTTTTAAAAAGACATAGTCACCTGTATCCCGTGAAATGACTTCATCACCATCAAGTGTGAGTGATAAGTAATCCAAGTTTTCGTAAAGTATAAACTTATTGTCTACAATTGCCAGTGTATTATCATAATCAAATGGGGTCACAAATCCATCTTTACGTTGAATAATAAAATACAATTCCTTGACTGGGTTTACAAATGATAACTTGAATTGACCTTCCTGAACATTTTGTGGAATATTAAAAACATTCTGTTGTATCTGGGTGATGATAAAGTCCCTTTTTGCGTGCTTTGTTTTGACTCGTTCACATGTATCGAGGAACACACACTCTGCACACAATGAAAAACTTTCAATTTTAGGTGTATACGTCAACGGCTTATATGTACCATCACTTGTGTCGACAATCAAGTCGGTGTAACTTCTCAATTTAATATGTACTTCAACTTCCTGTTTTGTTATAGCACAGAGTGGTATAGAAAGTTCTGGATTATTATAAAAGTAAAATGGTATGTCAATAAAATAGTCTTGAGATGTTGTCGCTTTTCCTAAAAACCCTATGATACTTGGGTTTGAGACTGGGGTGGCTGACGTTCGGAACGAATATTTTCCGATTAACTTTTCCAAAGTCTTTTGTTTGGTTTGAGTGACATTGTGTTCTGAATATATCTGAAGATAGTCACTTGTGATGCGTTGAACGATTACATCTCCGATGACGAGATCTACGTGTTCAATGAGTGCATGTCCAATCGATTCGATATATCCAACATTATAGGAACTGTCAAGCTTTGGCAACTTCACACTGAGCGCTACATTCCTTAAAAGGTCAGCCTGATTCTGTGATATTGTAAACTTTATAGTCTTTCCAAAGTCGGCTTCATTGTCTGGATCTAAAAATACATGTTCAACTGAAAAGTTTGAATGTTTTTTAAAACTTTCCAAGAAATGTGTATAATCTGGATCAATCGTAAAGAACCTGTCTTGGGGTCCAGATGTTTCAAGCTGAACACGGCCAGCCATTACTACTATAAGAGTCTAAAATTTTAAACCAGCTAAACCACTTCTAAAACAAAGTACATTGTAGTTGACAGCATATACACGTGTGACATTCGGGTATGTAGATTGTGCTGGATCTATTTCAACTGTAAGTAGTTTATGGGCAATACGACTCATATTCACTTGTCCAGTTGGATAATGAACTTGGGGATTCATCGAGAAACTATACATTGCGAAGTCTGATTTCAATTGCACAATACCTAGATAAGGTGCGAGTGTATTCAAAACAATCGGCGAATTGGTGTGATGTCGTAACGATTGTGCATACACTAGAGGTTTGTTGTCGAGATTAAATACAATTTTATCATTAAAACGGAGTTCCAAGTTCTTGATCGTTGTATATTCATTTGGACAATTGAATGTGGCAAAAAAATCATCTGGACGAGATGTGAAGAACATTTCTTTCACTGGATGTTTAAAGTTCAACATAACCGACTTTGTAGTCTCACCGGGTTTCATCACAAACTGTGACATCTGGAGTTGCGTGATAACATGCTCGATTGGGCGTGACATGAAGTATGCACGCTCGTCGCCTGTCACGTATACAAACTCTGTATCAAGTGATAACTTGCGTATGGCACCTACAACATTTGGGGGGGCTCCACCAAAAATAAGTTCATCCAGTGGACGGGTTTTAATTCGAACTTCCACCTGTTGTTTCGTAAGAGCACACGTAGGTATAGCCAATGTTGGGTTACGATAAAAGTAGAATGGGAGATCTATATAGTAATCATAATCACCAGTATACGTCAAAAAGTTCCCGTGACCGTTCATAAAATACAACGACTGTGACACATCATCGTTTGTATTGTATAGTTGTTGATGTATGTAAATATACTCACCCGTGAGTCGTTCAATCACCTGACCACCTATAACAAGTTCAGCATATTCAATGAGATGTGAACATATAGATGGCGTCCAGTAGACGTCATTAAAGCCGGGTGTATCAGGCGTTGGATCAGCTAATGTAATCTTCACCGTCATATTCTTTATGAGATCACCCTTGTCACTTGGAATTGATGTCTTGATGATTTTACCGAAATCTATATCACCGTCAAACTGGGTTTCGAAATAATCAATCGCAAACTTTGTATGTCTCTTGAAATTCATCAGGAAATATGAAAATTGTGGATCACCTGTGAGCCATTGGTCTTGGACCCCAGTCGTGGCAAGTCTTAAACGACCTGACATTCCTTCTACTTTATGTGAGTAAAATTTTATGAAATAAAACGGGACACTAGAGTAGAATGAATCTTCAACTGAAGAAATTCAATCCCGAGAAGATATCGGATGATAGAGTGTGTGTATTTATTGGCAAACGAAACACTGGTAAATCAACATTGGTAAAGGATATCATGTACCACAAGAAACATCTTCCAGCTGGTATAGTTCTCTCAGGAACGGAGGAGGGGAATCACTTTTATTCCGAATTTATCCCCGATCTTTTTGTTTATGGCGACTACGACCGAGACGCTATAGAACGGGTTATGGCGAGACAACGAAAATTGGTTGGCGAAGGTAAGTCAAATTGTGGGGCATTCATGTTACTTGATGATTGTATGTATGACAACAAGTTCCTCAAGGACACGTGCATCAGGCAGTGTTTTATGAATGGACGACACTGGAAGATCTTTTTCATGTTGACGATGCAGTACTGTATGGATCTTCCACCAGCACTCAGAGCAAATATAGATTATGTGTTCCTACTCAGAGAGAACATTCTCCAGAATAGGGAAAAGTTGTATAAATCTTTCTTTGGTATCTTCCCAAGCTTTGATATGTTTAACAAAGTGATGGATGCGTGTACAGAAAACTACGAATGCCTCGTGTTAGATAATACTGTGAAATCTAACAGGATACAGGATTGTGTATTCTGGTACAAAGCGTCTATACGCAAGAACTTTAGAGTTGGGGGTCCGGATCTGTGGAGACTTCACAACAAGATGTACAACCCCAGGCATATGCAACAGAGAGAGGATGACGCAAAGAAGGCTACGAAGAAAACTGCGCTCAAAATTACAAAGACGAAATAACAAATAAGAACTCCGTGACCTTATTTGAACGATTTTTTAAGTTTCGACTTCCCTTATAGCAACTATAGTCTATTTCAATTTTTTCATATGTGTAGGATTGTAGGATGTCCTCCCATTGTTCTGGAGTGATGAAGCCTTCATTGTTGTAGGATACTAGGGTATATTTAGCCTTTTGTGTCGCTATACGCAAGGTACGTTCCATAGCTTCTCTAATTTTGTTCTTGTAGTTGTACTGACTTTTATTCCAATCTCCAGGGATACCTGATACTTTTGAAAGTGTATGAGGTCTCTCGTTCGTACATATTAGATTTAGCATGAAGTAATTTGAACCATATGGGTGTTGATTATATGGTGGATCCAGGTAGATGAGGTCAACTGGGGGGAGATTCTCCATAAATGCACACGCATCTTGGCGATGTACCTTGACATCTTTTGGCGTTTCAAACCAATGTGGGCATTCAACATCAATCCTCCGTGTAATACGTTCTAGGGCGTGACCACATTTACCACCCCACCCACCTTTGTGAAACCCTTTGAATACCCCAGATGTATTTGTGTGTATGCTCGCCTTAACGATGAGGGGTCCAAGACAGTACATCTTTAGATGTGCGGGAACATGAGTCTCGATGTACGCAATCATACCATCGATGCGGTTTGCATTTTCTTTTGTGTAGAAACATCGTTCTCCCTCTTGGATATGATTCGAATCACGTGGTGCATAGAGTTCCGAAAATAGTCCATCCGCTATTGGACATGTATTCATGTGTTGTATATGTCTTTGTATCTCTGCTTGATCATCAAGTGAGGGTGTTTTCAAAAAACAGTGTGATAATACTTCACAATATCTCTCTAGGTCATTTACGTATAATGTATCACAATGTGTAAGTAACATTCTAGACACAACCCCAGACCCTGAAAATGTATCAACGCATGTCTTTGGATTGAGTTTTTTGATGACGTCCTCAATAGTGGAGACAAGTTTCCTCTTATTACCTATATATGTAATCATGGGTTGATGCACATAGTCATTCATGGTTGTTATGAAAATGGACTATTCCCTTAAGCGATTCGGTCGCCGTCTTCGTGGTATGCATGTATTTCCTTCAGGGCGCAAGACCCTTGGTGAACACTCTGTAGGTGAGACTCACATGAGTCACCTAGGGGTGCGTCACTCGGATTTCTCAAAAACATATGGATATATTAAATGGCTACGGAAGTAAATACCATGAATCTTTCAGATAACGGAGATGGCATGGTTTCGTTAAATCAAAATAATACAACAGCGTTTGTTAACACTGAAAAAAATATAAACTCAAATAAAGAAACGATGGACTCTACCCCCATTCACGATATTATGATGGAACCACCAATGATGACCGATGAACCCAGAATGCAGGGTATGATGCCACAAATGACCGCACCACAACCTCAGGGTGGTTACATAGTTTCCGAGCCACAAGCGAAGAAGCCAGAAAGCAAGAACCCACTCAACCTCACAGACGACCAAATGATCGCGCTCGTGGCGGGTGCGGCTGCGGCTCTTGCCGTCAGCAAGCCTGTGCAAGACAAGTTAGTGACCTCTATTCCCAAGTTCCTTAACGAACAAGGGAGTAGAAGCATGGTTGGTTTGGCGTCTACTGGTTTAGTCGCTGCGGTAGCCTTCTATATCGTGAAGGACTACATCGTGAAGCCCTGATTGTTCGATTCCCAACCCATATTACTATAGATTGAATTATCGATACCTGTATAATAGGTAATCAAAGCCCCTGCAGTAAATGCTGTCATGAGCAAGGCACTCAATTTAAGCGTCTTGCCCCTGTCACTCCCGTATTCCTTGACCGCATCCTTCGTATCACCCCACACTGTATTCACCAGGAATGTGATTATAAACGCGATAATGCTCGTCGATATCATAAATAGGCGATCCACTGCAAGACGTGGAATACTTCCAACAACGAGACGAAGTATGTTTGGAATGACAATCGTCATTAAAGCCAAGTTGAGGTTGTAATTGCTACTCATGTGTGGAATGACAGTGACACCATATATTACAAGCCAGTATAGGATAACAGTGAGCACAACACGAAGTGGTGTTTTCATTTAAAGTACAACTAGATTATTTATCCTGGATGTGTTTACCACAAAACTTTGTTCGTTCTGGTATCGTCTCGTATATACCCAATTTGACGCATATGTCACGTAGTTCTATATAGTTGTTCCAGAACTCTTCGGAGTGTGAGTACTCATCGACGGTACAATGGGCCAACTCGTGTATGAGGACATGGAAAATTTGATTTGATGTTCCACTGATGCACAATACAATATTATGACCCTTGTTTGTGTTATAGCCAACCGTACCTGACATGCGGTGAATACCTGTGATTGGAACACACCGTGTTAACATCTTGAACTTTTCATTATTTGTGTTTTCCAAATGTTCCCTGAGAACTTGATATTTCTCTTTGACTTGCGCGAGTTCTTCTGGTTCACGTAAGGATTGCAATATCCATAAGTTGACAAGAAGTAATATAATGAATGCAATCATTTCTTATATACAAAGATAAATTTACTATACAACTCTGATATTGGATTTCCCTCGAGACCTTCCCACAATTCTAGGGTGAAGCCCAACTCCTCTAGATGGGTCACGAGAAGGTCTTTGTATGCAATCGGTTCGGATCTAGGACCATCGGCGTAAAATGGGGTGTCCGCTAGGTTTACAAATAACTTTTCACCGTACCCCCCATTTCCATGGGTCTTCATGAGAAAGAAGTTTCCCATGGCATCCTTGAGGGGGGTGTTGAATATAATCTTTTCAGAATCTGGGATAATACCAATCAACTTGCCACCGGGTTTCATCCTCTTTCTAATTTCCCTAATTGAACTAAAAAACTTCTCCCTCGTTTCAAAAATATAATGGAGTGAAAAGTTGTAACACACGATATCAAACTTTCTATTTGGGCATTGGTGTATGTCACCTTCATAAAAGTTGACACGCATGTGCATATTCTTGGCGCGAGATCGAGCTTCCACTAGAGCACTTGGCTCCGGGTCACACATACTCATATTTGCCCCACATATGTGCCATTTTTGAAGATCTCCACCAAAACCACACCCAACATCCAATATTTGATCACCCTCTCGGGTCACACATTGGATCAACGCCCTCTTCGCGTCATTGTGGTTACGGCGAATCTCTTCCATTGTAGTTTATGGGATTATTATATTTATATTACTTTCACAATTCAATGTCCAGTCAAATATATGATAATTCACGTACCCAGATCCTCGTAAAAATCTATGTTTTTTTAACACATCTTCATCGTGTGCGACGTCTAAGGTGTTAAAAACGTCAAAACCTTCATTTTTCGCAATTAAAAATGCGTCATTAAAATTATCACCCGTCATGTAAAATAAATATGCTTGATTCACAGTCTCTGAATTATCAATTGTGTCATAGGGGATGCTATAAAATGAAAGAAACTCACCTGTTTCATCATTCAAATAGGAGTACACCACACCATCTCGTGGCATAAGCCAATGTCTGACCCATGAATCGTTTACAACTGGTGCAATTTTAAACTTTTTGAAGTATTCTTTCAATAGTTGTGTGACCTTGGGGACGTCACTGGATACCATCTTTCTAAAATACGATCTACCTCGTATTTCAAAGACTTTTGCCTTGGGTCGGTTTGTTGTATAAAAGCCACACTTTGATAATTTTTGTACATTAATGAGACGATGCCAATATGAGGACTTTAAAATTGATCCTGGAATTGAATGATGTATAGTGGCAATTGATTGATTTCTATTTTTATTTTCCGAAACGCGTTTTGCTTCTGTAATCAGATATTCTACAATCTTCTTACCTCTATACTCTTTGTGTACGCACAAAAAGTTTACTTGTACAGCCCTAACTTCTGTGTCGTTTAGTTTTAGGTTTAATGGTGTCAGACATATAAGACCTATTAGTTCCTTTGTATGTGTGTCATCTATACAAATATTTTGATGACCCGGAACCTCTATAGCCCACTTGAGGGAATCCACGGTATATCTTAAATTAAAATTGTCATCTGACACGTAGTTTTCTTTTAAAAAAGTGTAAATTGTATCAATCGAATGCGTCGACCATTCAAAACCATCAGGGAGTTTTTCAGGATCTGCTTTCTTTGTGCGTTGTGCACTCAACCCCGTCGCCCACGATTGTTTATCCCAGAATGTTCTCATTTACATAGAGTACATAATTGCTTTTAAGTTGGCTTAAAGTTTTAAATGCAATACAACATATAATATCATGTCTCTCGAACAAGATTACACAACTGTTCCCGGTCAACTCTACGCGTGCCTTTCTGTGATTGGTCCAGAAGCCCCACAGAAGAATGATAAGTTTGGAATTAAGATCCGTGGTGCTTTTGCGTCGAAGGATGAAGCCGCGAATCACGCCAAGCGTCTTCAAAAGGAAGATGCCACGTTTGATATCTACGTCGTTGACATGTACAAGTGGTTGTTAATTCCACCGGATCCAACGGCGATTGAGGATGTTCACTACACCGACCAAAAGCTTGAAGAAATCATGGTTGGATACAGAGAGAATCAATCCCAAGCGACTCGCATGTTCCAAGAACGCAAGCAAGGTATGATGAGTTCTACGTCTCACATGACCCCGGGTGATGACAACTCTCGATTCTACACCAAGCCCGACGAACCACCAGTCAGTCACCCAGCTGAAGTCCTCGAGCGTCTCCAAAAGGAAAAGCCAGACGCTCCAATTGAGGAACTCGTCAAGGAAGCGGATGCCATTGTTGCCGCTGAGATTGAAGAACGTCGCAAGTTCCGCGAGCAACACACCGAGACTGAGTCATCCACCGATGCAAAGATTGAAGAGTCTACAGAAGAAGGTGAGCCAGAAGTGTCGTCCGCGTAAATGAAATAAAATATAACCTAATTGTAAAAAGAAATGTTAACTATATTAATCACCGTCATTTTGACTAGTGCATTCTTTATTTTGTTTTTTAATCCAGAACTTAAAGTAAAAAACAAAACAGAGGAAACGGAGGAGGCGAGTACTATAAAGGGGTTTATAGAAGATACGTATAGAGGTCCGGTGACAGACCGCTTCATACCGCCAAAGGTTGGTGCGATTGGTACGTTTGTTGGGTACTCAAGTGTATCTGAGTATGACTGGTTGCATGGTTTTCCCCATGAAAAAGCCAAGTAGGAATACTGCGAACGCTATAATCCAAGTCGACTTTTCGACATTCGCGAATATATCAGTACTAGTAGCTTGTGGTTGATTCTGGTACATCATATCATGATGTGACATCTGAGGTTGAAAATAATACGGGTCCTGTTGTTCTTCCCGTTGGTATGTATTATCTTCAATCTTATCATCTTTCAATGAATCAATCGATGGATCATAATCAATAGGATTTCCTATATCTGTTTCCATTTTTTAATATAGCACGGGATCTTTTTAAGTCTATTCTTCCTCGCTCTCATCATCCACAACGAACCCCTCCAAATTGCCATTCTCATCCTCGTCTTCGTCGTCGTAGTCACTCTCACTCCCGGAATAGATTTCGTCGTCTGTGTCGATATCAGAATCAAAGTCAGTGTCGTGTTCGTCTTCTGCGTAATCGTCTTCTAATACATTTTCAGTGGGCTTAAATGTGACGGGCTTTTTAATAATTCGTCCAGATCTTGTTCTGGTATCTACCATTTTTATATAAATAAAGACTCTTGTTTAAGTATCTTTTCATGTATTTCTTCAGTGTATTCTGGTTCAGCGTATAATGCAAGTTCTTCAAGGCTGTATATAGCTTTTTTTAGAAACTCCTTGGACTGTGTGTCTCTGTACAGTTTCATATTGTCAAGATATTCCTTGTAAAGTTCTGGATGTACACCCGAATACATATGAAATGGATCAACTTGGGGTATTGGCTCTTTATGTTCAATCTCATCAACAAGTTTGTATACCATATATAAAGTGGCGCCAATCAGAATGAGTGACATCTTCTGATAGTATTGCTTATTTTTTTCAACTTGGATACAACCCTTTGACAACACTTGTACTTAATATATGTGTTCTCACATTGGACTTCTTACATGCCGGACATTTCTGATTAATCTTGTTCTTCTTGATTTCATATGACATTGTGATACCATCGTTGTGTGTACCTTTGATATTTTCACAATAACTTGAGGTTGTGAGGGCTATGAAATTATTATTCTGTCTGGAGACACTAATCACTCGTGTGTCTTTCTGACCATCAAGAAATCTTTGGATAAATGATTCCAATTTGGGTTTCACATCAACATGTTTGACTTTTGGTTTATCTTCAAACTTTTTAATCTCTGGACATCTTTGAATATCACTCTTTTGGGGATACAACTTGTCCACAATTTTAGAATGAAGTTCATGTTTGCGTCCATAAAAATCTTTACAAAACCCGTCGCGTCTTCCTCGTATGGTTTCACATCGACAAAAACATTTTTGTGCAATAACACGACCACTGATATAAAACCAAATGTGATTTGAGCCATGGTCTCTCTTCAGATTTTCACAATACTTTGAGTTTGTTGATACGAGATATGTATCTTTGTGTCTAAAGAGTTTTGTGATTATAGCACCACCTTGACCCTCCATATTTTTCTGAATAAAATCCTCGATCATAGATCTCAACTCTTCATCGTGGAGTTCATCTTTTGTCTGTGCGTCTGTAAACGTACCCTCCTTGATCACAACAGATGGATGTTCCACCACGACATTCTGTGGAGCATCGGTGCGAACCGCTGACATTTTGAGAATATCGAGACATGGTTGCTGATCGATTCTCATCAATGTACTCAAGGGTCCGTGTTTATATATGAAAATGGGGAGATAGGCGACTTGAATATTTTTACCCGTCCCATCACACTCTGGACACCCCTGGCCATTGCATGCGTTATGCTTTGCTAATTTATGTGACCAAGGCATTCGGAGACCACTCCCCTTGGTTCGTCGTGTGAGATTTCCGTATACAGAGAGATCTATAATTTCATTCCAATCGAGAGACCCTTTGGCTCTCGTGAGGGCGACGAGGATGTGTTCCCGGAGTGCAAGCGCCGATGCCTGGTCCACCGCAAGATCTGGCCAATTGAGATGCACGCCAGTTTTTGTGAGTTGTCCAGCTTTTTTGGGTGGTGATACAGAGATCACACATTCTTTACCACCGTGTCGCTTCACTTTATCACATATGATTTTACAAATGTCACGGATTTCATCAATCGTGAGAGATCTGTCATCTTTGTAATCGATGTCTACAAAAAAGTTATACACTGGACTCTTCTGCTCAACCACGAACAGTTTTTCACCAGACTTTACAGCTTCTATATACTTTTCATAAAACTCATTCAATCTATCAAAAGGCACGGAAAGGACTCCACCGTCCATGAGCACATGTGATAGATTGGTTGCATTGTTAAAATTTTGAGATGCACACCAACGTTTAAACATTTAATACTTACCAATGTATGGTGTCTATTCTCTAAACCGACGTGTACAGGATACATCCGGATACTCGTACGTTTCTGAGATAGTCTTCTTCATCGTGAGAAGTTCACACACTGTTTTTTCTTCATTTTCTTTGAGCCATTCTTCAACTTCTTCGTCGCAGAGTCCTCGGTTCGTTCTGAGGAGTTCTCCAATCTGCATTAAGATGTAAGCCTTTGACTTCATTCTATTTAATAGAAAATGTTTTTCTATTGAGGGAAGTTACACACGCGTAAAATTCTGGATTCTTCAACACATTATCAACAATCAACTTCCAGCGTTTACGTGTATTAAACTCTTCAAGAGTATCAAAACTCATATAATCATTTTCGTCAAATGTTTTTTTTATTGGTTGTTTTTGAATCTTCTTTAGGTTAGTCTTTTGCTTTTCTTCATAAAACTTTTTAACGAGTAATTGTTGTTCATTTTTTTTATAGTCGACGAAAAATACAAATACATTGTACTCAAGGTCGACGGTCGGACTTTCTTTAACTGTAAACTTGTACGTGGTATATTCACCACTCTTGAGGGCGACTACACCCCGTGTCTCTTCTTCTAACTCTCTGAGGGCACACCGGAGAGGATTAAAGATTTCTCGTCTCCGGCACCCACCCGTCACAAATATCCAATCCTTAAATCGTCGATCTCTCACGGTTAGAAATTTGGGCTTGTCATCAGCAAAGCTGACAGGTATTGCAATAGCCTTGTATTTTTTCATTGCGCATTCGCAAGTTACAATAAGTGAATATGTTTATTCCTCACTTTTTCCTTCCTCTTGAGGTTCTTCTCGGGCCCCCTCAGTCTCAATTGCTGGTGCATTAAGTTGACGCACGAGATGCTCTGAGAAGTTCTTAAAGTTGTCAATATCCTGTTTCGTTTTGTTCATTTCCCTGAACAAAAAGATAACAGCGAGTGCACAAATAATAGTACCAACGGTGAGCATCGTCTCGCGATCCATGATTAACATTATACTCATATAAGGTGTCTTGTTTTTAAGTAAGAACACCCATCTTGGCCTTTCCTGGTAAAGGGCATTCATAGGGACTCTGGGCAAATTGCACGGCTTCGTAATGCGTAGGTTCACACGAACGATCGGTTGGTGGTGTGGGCTGACCAACAAACTTTTCAAGCGTCCTGGACTTGGGGTCGTACGACAATACAAAAACGATGGCGAGGAGGAAAACTACTTTCCAAAGCATTATTTATTAATTAGTTAGAATATAAAAGTCCGCCCATACCGTTCTCGATACGGAGGACATTGTAGTTGACCGCGTAAATATCCTTGGTGCATTCTGTAGCGCTGCTGATAATACGGGCGGAGTCGAGACGAGAAAAGTTGAGAGAACCAGTGGGTTGAAGCTTTGCAGATTCAAGGCAGAATGGGTACACAAACAACTTCTTCGCGGTGCTACTGTCACCGTTCGACGTGTAGTAGTAGAGGGGTACGGTCGTAAAGTTTGGATCCGCAAACTTGAAGTCGGCGACATCGGTACCGTTAATTTGGAGCTTGAGCTTGTTACTGTCGTCGAGAATAGACAAATTCGCAGAATCCGCTGACGCCAAGTACTTCACTGGGTGATTGAAGTTAAGCTCCTGGGTCTTAGAACCCGAGGCAATCGCCTTTTGGATTTGGGTCATGATCATGTTTTGGGGTTGAGCGGCGAAAACTTCACGTTCCTGGGTATCCAAGTACGCATAGTTGGCGTACACATCCCACTTATCAGTCTCCGCAGTGGTACCCCACGTGATACGGAGTTCTACGTCGTGGTACTGGAGGGAGATGAGGGGAAGAGCGGATTGCCAGTTCTCGCAGAACGAGAATCGGAGGGGGTAGAATCGAGAAGTCACACCAGTGCCATTGAGACCACCACCGATGGACTTCGACGAGGACGTCGAAAAGAGGGTGGGGGCAATGAGCGTGGAAAAGGTCGAATCTTGTTCATCGACAACTTGACCACCAATGAGGAGTTCGACCTTGGAGATCTTGGTGCGCCATTCTGCGTCGGTATACCCAATGGTCTTAGTCCCGTCATTTGGGACCAAGTAGACATACCCTAAGAGATCACCCTTGCGTTCGAAGCGCACGGTGGACATTCCACCGTTTGAGACATTACCCTGGATAACTTGACGTTCCACGGTTTGGGAGAAGTTTGTGTGACGTTTGTACGTAGATCGGAAAAAGCTGACCTC